ACAGAAGGCTGCCGAGGCCGCTGCGAAGAAGGCGGCGAAGAAAGCCGAAGCGCAGCAGAAGGCTGCCGAAGCCAGGGCACAGAAGGCTGCCGAGGCCGCTGCGAAGAAGGCGGCGAAGAAAGCCGAAGCGCAGCAGAAGGCTGCCGAAGCCAAGGGCAAAGACTGATGACCGGATTCTCGCCCCGCGAACTGGCCACTGCGATGGGCGTTCGCCAGCATGGCGTCGAATACCTGCGGAGCCTGTCGCCGGTCGACGCGCGGCCGGGGCGAGAGGGCTGGCACTCGCTGACCGTGCGGGAGCCGTTCTCCGGCGCATGGCAGCAGAACAAGGAAGAGCGGCACAGCACGATCCTCTGCTATCCGACCCTATACGCCTGCCTCAACCGGATCGCTTCCGACATCGGCAAGCTGCCGTTCGTGCTGAAGTCTGAGGACGAGAATGGGATCTGGCGGGTCGAGAAGAACAACACCGCCTACTGGCCCGTACTGCGCAAGCCCAACAACTACCAGATTGCGCAGCAGTTCCGTGCAGCCTGGATGCTGTCTAAGCTGATCCAGGGCAACACCTACGTGCTGAAGGGCCGCGATGAGCGCCGGGTCGTCAACCGGCTGTGGGTGCTGGATCCGTTCAGCGTGCAGCCGATGGTGTCCGACAGCGGCGAGGTCTTCTACCAGCTCAACTACAGCACCGGCGAGAACCTGCTGCCGAAGAACTACCCGGCACGCAACTGATCGTGCCGGCCACCGAGATCATCCACGACCGGATGAACTGCTTCCATCACCAGCTGATCGGCGTGCCGCCGCTGTGCGCTGCCCACTGGCCGGCAGTGAAGAACCTGAAGATTCTTAAGGACTCGACCACCTTCTTCTCCAACGGCGCCAACCCTGGCGGCATCCTGACCGCGCCGGCGGGCATGTCCGACGAGGACGCTCAGGCTGTGAAGGACTATTGGAACAGCAACTTCCAGGGGTCCAACGCGGGCAAGGTCGCCGTGGTCGGCGCGGACATGAAGTTCACCCCGTTTGCGTTCAAGTCGGCCGACAACCAATTGGTCGAACAGATGCGCTACTCGGACGAGCAGATCTGTCAGCCATTCGGCATCCCGCCCTTCAAGATCGGCATCGGCTCGATCCCTGCTGGTATGAAGGTCGACGACATAAACCAGCTGTACCACTCAGACGCGCTGCAGGCGCACATCGAGGGAATCGAAGAGCTGCTGGATGAGGGCCTTGGTATCTCCAGGCCTATGGGCGTGGAACTGGATCTGGAGCCGCTGCTGCGGATGGACGCGGGGAAGCAGGCGGAGGTGCACACCAAGCTGACCGGTGGCGGCATCGAGACGCCGAACGAAGCCCGACTTGCGTTCAACCTTCCGCCGCTGGAGGGTGGCGACACCGTCTACATGCAGCAGCAGGACTTCCCGCTCGACCAGGTCCGGCAGAACAAGATCGCGGCCGAGCCCGAGGCCGCACCGGTGGCGCCGTCCGCCGAGACCGACGACACACCGCCTGACGACAGCGACGAGCTGCGCGCGCTGCAGCAGGAGAATTTCATGATGAAGGCCCTTCACGCCGCGCGAGCCGAGGTATTCCGCAATGACTGATCCCATCGACTTCGGCAAGGAGATCGGCGGCCTGATCCGGGAGGCGATCGCGCCGATGAAGCGGGAGCTGGAGGAACTGCGCGAGCGCGCCCCGGAGAAGGGCGACCCCGGCCAGGACGCCGAGCCGGTGGACGTCGATGCGCTGGCCGATCTGGTGGTGGCGAAGCTGCTCGAGTCGCCGCGCCTGCTTACCCTGGTCGACGTGGCCACCGCTGATGCCGTTGCCAAGCACTTCGAAGCCAACCCGGTGCAGCACGGCCGAGACGCCGACCCCGCAGTAATCGAGGCAACGGTGAAGGCCGCTATCGATGCGCTGCCAGCCCCGAAGGATGGCCGGAACGCTGATCCGGTCACCGAGCAGCAGCTGGCTGCGGCGGTGGCCAAGCACCTGACCGAGAACCCGCCGCAGGCCGGCGCCGACGGTGTCGGCCTGGCCGGCGCCATGATCGATCGGGCCGGCGAGCTGGTAATCACCACCACGAAGGGCGAGACGATCAGGCTGGGCAAGGTCGTTGGTGAGGATGGCCAAGACGGCCTCAGCTTCGAGACAGCCTCCGGCGACTACGACGCCGAGCGTGGCTTCGTCATTACGCTAGGCGCCGGCGACCGCCGAAAGGAGTTCGTGCTGCCCTACATGGTGCACCGCGGCTTCTGGCGCGAAGGCCTGGGCGTGAAGGCGGGCGAATCCGTCACCCACGACGGCGCCCTGTGGATCGCAAAGCGGAGTAATGCGTCGAAGCCCTGCCTGGAGAACGATCAGGACTGGGCGCTGGGCGCACGCAAGGGTCGCGACGGTAAGGACGGCAAGACCGTGCGCGTTCCGGCCGAGCCCGTGCAGCTGGGTGGCAGCCATGCGTGAGTTCGTCACCCCGGCGGACGCCCGCGAGCAGATGCGCATAGACAGCGACGCCGATGACCGCTGGCTTGCGATCTGGATTCCGGCCGTGTCCGAGTCTGTGGCAGCGTGGCTGAAGCAGGAGTGGCGCCTGTATGTGCTGCAGCGCGACTCTGACGGGGAACTGGTCCGTGACAGCGCAGGCCGGCCTGTGCCGGCCGAGGACAGCAGTGGCGAGCCGATACTGCACCCTTCGGTGATCGCCGCGACGCTGCTGGAGCTGGCCTCGCAGTACCGTTTCCGCGAAGGCGAGGGTGACAACATGGTGCCGGCCGATGCTGGCCACGGCTACGTTCTGTCGAAGGCCGCCACCGCACAGCTGGCGCCGCTGCGCCGCACGACGGTGGCCTGATGAGCAATGTTGCCAGCGGAACCCTGCGGCACCGGGTGCTGATCCAGCAGCAGGTGACGACCAGGGACAGCGATGGTATCGAGCAGACGGCGTGGGTCGATGTGGCCACCGTATGGGCGTCTGTCGAGCCGCTGTCCGCCCGAGAGTTCATCCAGTCCGGGCAGACACAATCGGCGGTCGCGGCACGCATCACCATGCGCTACCGCGACGGTCTGCTGCCGTCGATGCGCCTGGTCCATCGCGGCGAGATCTTCAACATTGCCGGCCTGCTGCCGGACAAGGCATCGGGACTGGAGTACATCACCATTCCCGTCGCGGCCGGGGTCAACGACGGCCAATGATCGAGATCGACCTTCTTGGACCAGGCCCGAGCGCATCGGCAAGCCTGGCCGAGCGGCTGCGCGGACGCCGCGTCGGCGTGGTCGGCAATGCCTTCGAGCTGGCGCCCTGGGCAGATTTTATGGCGGCCAGCGACCGCCAGTGGTGGGACAAGTACCCGGAGGCGCGGCAGTTCGCTGGAGCGCGTTACAGCAGCCACCGGATCGGCGGAGTGATCCAGCTGCCCGGGGCACTGACCAACTGGAACAGCGGCGTGCTTGCGCTGGCGGTTGCCGCCCACCTGGGCGCGACGCTGGTTCGCCTGCACGGCTTTGATATGCACGGCACACACTTCTTCGGACCGTACTCCAACGGTCTGACCAACACGGCGCCGCACCGCCGTGAGATCCACAAGCAACAGTTCGCCCTGTGGGCGAGCCAGAACCCCCACGTCCGCGTCGTGAACTGCACGGCCGGCTCAGCGCTCAGGTGCTTCGATTTCGATGAACAGACTGCCGCTTAACTCGGTTCGCGGGCGCATCCGCGCCTACATCGAGCGCCATGCTGCTGCCCTCGGCGACGATGTTCTGGAGGTTGGCAGCCGCATCCATGACCCGGCAGCTTGGTGGTGCACCAACCGTGACCTGGCCAATGGGCAGTGGACCGGCATCGACATGCAGGCGGGCGAGGGCGTCGACCAGGTGGCCGACATCCACGACCTGCCGCCGGAATGGTCCAGGCGCTTCAGCGGCATCGTGTGCTCCGAGGTGCTGGAGCACGTGGCCTGGCCTTGGCTGGCACTGCCGGAGCTTCGCCGGGTGCTGCAGCCCGGTGGCCTGCTGGTGATCACCACGCTGTTCGCGTTCCCAGAGCACGGCTACCCCGACGACTACTACCGCTACAGCCAGAGCGGCCTGCGGCTGCTGCTGGCCGATGCCGGCTTTAGCGACATCGTGACCGAGTACGCCGGCGAGGTGCCGATTGAACTGAACGATCACGGTGAACGCGGCGTGGCCCGCCGGCGGCTGCCGATGCACACGTTCGCGGTGGCGCGATGCTGACGCTGCTCACGGCCACCGGTGCCCGGCCGGCTGCCTGGGCGCTGTGCGAGCGCTGGATGGCCAGGCAGGACTATGTCGGTCCCGTTCGCTGGATCATCGTGGACGACGGCCCGGAGCCGCAGCCGGTGACCTTTCGGCGCGAGGGTTGGCAGCTGGTGGTGGTGCGCCCATCGCCACACTGGGCCCCGGGGCAGAACACGCAGGCTCGCAACCTGCTGAAGGGGCTGGCAGCAGTTGGCCCTGACGAGCGGCTGGTGCTCATCGAGGACGACGACTGGTATGCGCCTGACTGGCTGACCACGGTCGCGACCGAGCTGCAGCATGCCGAGTTGGTGGGCGAACACCGCGCTCGCTACTACAACGTGGAGCAGCGGCGCGGCCGGCAGCTGGCGAACACCGGTCATGCCAGCCTGTGCAGCACCGCGGTGCGTGGATCTGCGCTCCGTGACTTCGCTGATGCCTGTCGGTCACGGCCGAAGTTCATCGACCTGGAGCTATGGCGCCGATCGCGCGGCCGCCGGCTGTTCGGTGGCCACCGTGTCGTGGGAATCAAGGGTCTGCCTGGTCGCGGTGGCATCGGGATGGGGCATGACCCCGATTTCAAGGGTGAAGCTGACCCCTGTGGTGCCTTGCTGCGGGACTGGATTGGCGCGGACGCAGAGGTGTACCTGTGAAAATCGAGTTCAACATCACCGGCATCCCTGGGATTATCCGCACGCTGAGCAGCCTTCCGGCCGAGGTCGTGAGCAAGAAGGGCGGCCCGGTGAAGTTGGCGCTGGCCAAAGGCGCGCGGTTCCTGCGGGACAAGGAGCGCCAGAATCTGCAGGCGGTGCTCGAACCAGGCGACGAGTCCACCGGCCTGCTGGCGCAGAACATCATCGCCACGCGCGGCAAAGCGCCAAGCGACGGCAACGGTGAGCGCTACCTGGTCCGGATCAAGCGCAGGATGTATCCGGGCCGCAAGGGTGAGCAGGTCAGCACCCTGAAGTCGGCACAGCTGAAGGAGTACGGGTCCGTGCACCAGCCGGCGCGCTCCTTCATCCGTCGAACGGTGAACGAGCGTGGCGAGGAAACCATCAACCTGGTCGTCGGCGATCTGACCGTTCGGATTGACCGCCTGGTGGCGAAGCTGGCCCAACAGAACCGGGGAGGCCGCTGATGTTCCCGAAGGTGTTCCGGGCCATACACACGCCCGAGGTCGCGGCGATTGTCGGTGATCGAATCGGCCGGCATGGGTCCGTCAAGCAGACGGAACAGCGGCCCTACATCACTTGGCAGATCATTTCTGGTCAGCCCTTCGACAATCTCAGCAGCGCGCCCACCGGTGATTTCACAACGGTGCAGATCGACTGCTACTGCGGTGGCAGTAACGCCGACGATCAAGTGGAGGCGCTCGCAACCGCCGTCAGGGCTGCACTGGACGCGGAACTTATCTGCAATCGACTGGTGGTCAACAACCGCGACCCTGACACCGGGCTTTTCCGCGTCGGCATGGAGGCCGACTTCATCGACCAGCGCTGAGCCGCTGGCACTACCCCAACAGCCGCCGCGAGGCGGTTTTTCTTTGACCAGAGGACTTTGCAATGACCGAGGGCGTCATCAAAACCCAGGGGTCCGAGCTCTTCACCGTGGACAAGCTGAGTTCCAGCGTCGCCTCGGTCCTGAAGTTCGAGTGCCCGACTGGCATCACCGGCCTGGGCGGCGCTGCCGACCAGATCGAATCCACCTGCCTGAGCACCGTCGGTGACAAGGAGTTCGAGGGCGGCCTGGGCAATCCGGGACAGGTCAGCGTCCCGTTCAACTTCATTCCCCGCAGTCAGTCGCACCAGATCCTGTTCGAACTGAAGGAGTCGCGGGAGGTTGTGGACTGGTTGATCGGCCTGAGCGACGGAGTGGCGGTTCCTTCGCTCGACTCCAACGACGACCTGGTCGCGCCGGCGTCGCCCCTCCGCACCTCCATCGGCTTCCGCGGCTACGTCGCTGATCTGAACATCGACATCGCCACCAACGAGATCGTGCGCGGCACGCTGACGATCCAGCGCAGCGGCAGTGTCGTCCCTCACTGGAACGGGCCGTACTCGGCCTGACGGCTCACGCATAGACCTTCGGGGTGTCCGGCTCTGCGCGCCCAGCCGTCGCGTAACCGGCCCCCACCTACTGAGAACGGCTGATGGACAAGAGCAAGATTCTGACGAGCAATGCCCCCCGTCGCGCGCGAGGTGAAGTTCAGCGACGGCACGACCGAGACCGTGCACTTCCGCCAGGTCAGCGCCGGCCAGATGCGCCGCTGGCGCGCGGCGGAACCTCCGGCAACGAAGACGAAACCTGCTTTGCAATGCAGCGCCTGGTTGCGGCCAGCCTATGCGACGCCGACGGGAAGCTGGTGCTGAGCGAGGCCGAGTCGCAGAACCTGACGGCAAACGGTCTTACTGACCTATTCCCCCATGTCATGGCTGTGGCCGGCATCGGTGAAGACGCAAAAAAGTCATCGCCGAGCGTGGGCGCGAGTACTTCAGCTGCATCCTAGGCCTCGCGCTCGGCAAAACACTCAGGGAGATCGATGATCTTCCCGAGTGGGAGTTTCAACTATGGCTGGCGTTCTACCAGCTGTACCCCTTCGACGATCTGCATCGCTACCACCGCCCAGCAGCGCTTATCGGCGCCAGTTTCGGCGGGTCGATCCAGAAGAACCTCGACCTCCTGCAGCCAACTCCGGTTGCCCATGAGTTCCCCGATGCCGATCTGCGAACCCTCGCAGCATTCGGCCTGAAACCCCCGAGAGGCTGATCGCATGGCAACTGCCGGCTCCATCGTCATCGACCTGCTGATGAAAACTGGGTCGTTCGTGACGGACACCCAGCGGGCCGAGAAGTCCATGAAGTCGATGGAGAGGACCGCGGCCGGTGTAAGCAAGGGAATCGTTGCCGGATTCACTACCATCGGCAGCGTGATCGGTGGAGCCATCGCTGCATTCGCGAGCGTGGACGCAGCGATCACCGGCCTGAGCAATGCGATCAATGCTGCCGATCGCATCGACGAACTGTCGGCCAGGTTCAGCATCTCGACGGAGACGCTGTCGGGGTGGGGCTACGCCGCCAAGATGACTGGCTCGGACTTGGAAGGTCTGGTCGGCATCATTCCCAAGTTCAGCAAGAACATTGCGGATGCGTCGAAAGCCGGCAGCGACGCGGACAAGACGTTCAGGGCACTCGGGATCTCGGTCAAGGACCAGGCAGGGAACCTTCGGAGCTTCGAGGACCTTCTGCCCGAGGTGCAGAATCGGTTCGCTGGCATCAGCAACGAGACCACGAAGACCGCGCTGGCGATGCAGCTGTTCGGCAAGTCGGGCGCGGAATTCCTCGAGTTCCTCAGTCTCGGCGCCGACGGCATGCGGACCATGGAGGAACGTGCGCGTTCGCTGGGCATCGTCATCGACTCGGACACTGCAGGGGCTGCGGCCGAGTTCAACGATCGCCTGGACGACCTGCGCGCCGCAACGCAGGGCTGGTTCACCCAGCTGGCCAGCGAGCTGTTGCCCACGCTGACTGACTTGACCACGCAGCTGGTGGACGTTGCCAAGGAGGGCGGCGGTGTCCGGGATGTCGCTCACGGGATCGCCTCGGCGTTCCGCGAGATCGGCAAGGCGGCTGAGATCTTCGGGGTGGTCGAGGACTGGCTGGATCGCCTGCGGGGCGGTCTGGTGGCGGTGGAGAAGCAGGGCAACGCGGTCATCAAGCTGGCCACCGGCCAGTACAGCGGCCTGTTCGGATCGCAGGGAGGCGGATGGGACGCCTTCGCCAAGGACTACATGGCCGGCACCGCCTATGCCGACAAGGGTTGGGCTGCGATGCAGGGCGGCGGGTTCGGCATCCCAGAGGGGGCAAGGAGCGGCCCCCGGGGGCGACGCACCCAAGCCACGGCGGAAGAGATCCAAGCCACCAAGGACCAGACCGAACAACTCCGCCGAGCAGCGGAGTGGGAAGCAAAGCTCCAGGCCACTTGGGCGGAGGGCGAGAAGAAGAAGTCGGCGGCTGCAACGCAGCAGGACAAGCAGGCCAAGAAGCTGCAGGACTCCTATCGGTCCACCAATGAGCAGCTGGAGCGGCAGATCGCCCTGTTCGGCGACAGCTCGGAGCTTAGCCAGGTCAACTACGAGATCCAGTCCGGTGGCCTGAAGGGCATCGACGCGGCCGCGCAGTCCGCGCTCCGTTCCAGCGCCTCGCTGCTGGACATGCTCGGCAACATCGACGAGGCCGAGTCGATCATGGGCGAGAGCGCCCAGAAGTTCGCCGACGCCTTCGACGGCATGTTCGGTATCGACGACGACACGAGCTCGTCGGTGGAGCAGACCTTCGGGCAGTGGAGCACCTACGCCGACCAGGCCGCGCGGAACATGCAGGATGCCTTCGCGGACTTCCTGTTCGACCCGTTCTCCGAAGGCTTGGGCGGGATGGTTCAGAGCTTCGCGAAGACGTTGCAAAAGATGGCTGCCCAAGCGGCGGCTTCGCAGATTTTCCAGATGATAGGCAGCTGGGCAAGCAGCTACAGCGGCACTGGGTCGAGCTGGATCAACGCGGTCGGCAGCGCGATTGGCGGCATGGCCGGTGGCCGCGCCGGCGGCGGGCCTGTTGCCGCCGGCAGCATGTACCGCGTGGGCGAGGGCGGTCGGCCTGAGCTGTTCGACCAGGGCGGGAAGACCTACCTGATTCCCGGTGACGCTGGTTCGGTTCGTCCGATCACCGCAGGCATGCCCGCATCCGCCATTGGAGGCGGTGGCGGGATCATCAACAACTTCAATACCACGATGAACATCTCGTCCGATGGCACCAGCACCACCCAACAGGGCGATGGCAGCGAGGACGCTCGCCGGCTCAATCAGTTCTTCACTTCCAAGATGAACGAGTGGGCCACCCAACAGTCGCGGCCCGGCGGCCTCTTCCATCAGATGAGGGTGAGCAATGGCTGAGGTCTTCACTTGGTGCGTACGCACCGAGATCACAGGCACAGGCGACTTCCTCACCCGTGAGGCCAGGTTCGGGGACGGCTATCGGCAGACCGCTGCTGATGGCCTCAACAACGAAACGCAGTCTTGGCCGATTTCCATCGTCGGACGCGAGTCGAAGGTCGGGCCTGCGCTGGCCTTCCTGCGCGCTCGCAAGGGTGCGGTGTCCTTCCTGTGGACGCCACCGCTCGGCGTGCAGGGTCTCTACCTGTGCAAGACCTACACCCTCATTCCCCATGGCAACAGCGTTTTCACGCTGAATGCCACATTCGAACAGACGTTCCAGCCGTAAGGGATCACCATGGACATTGAAATCATCGATCTCGACACGCCCCAGCCTGGCGGAAAGGTGGGAGATCCTGCACGCGTAGCCTTTGGAAAGGTGAATGACAATTTCTCAGCGGTCGGCGCAGCGCTACCGGAAAAGACCGCCAACGAGTTCGTATTCTCCGGCACGGACATCACAGAGATATCGCTGGGTATCCGTAACGACGGCGGCGGCACGCCCGTGTTGCACTACCATTTCAAGCACCCAACGGCGGGATTCCCTGGCGCTGGTCAACTGGTAGGCGGAGCGGGTAGCCGTCCGTGGACTGGTGGCAGCTATTCTGACCACTCAACCGCGGCATACCACCTGATTGCGACACAGTCGCATACGGCCAGTGCCCAGGGAACCGACTTTCGGATTCTTGCTACTCCGATAGGTGCTACTCAGTCAGGGCGCGTCTATGTCGCCAATTTCAATGGCGACGGCGATGTAATCCTGTCTAAGGGAGCGACACAGCGTAAGGTCGTATCGGAGGAGCGCGGGAGAGGAATGGAGATCGCAAGGGACTCAAGTCCCGCCGAGGTTTCGCTGGTCTCCAACTACCCAGGATTCGGTGCGCTCATTCGGGGCTACGGTATCGGAGGCACTGTTGCCGCACCATCATCTACCCCAGCTTCATCCGCAGTAGGAATAGGGTTGTGTGGTCACGACGGCACGGCCTATGTTGGGTCGAAGGGAATTGTTGCCCTCGTTGCAGCGGCTAACTGGACTCCCACGTCGACGCCTACGTTTCTTGCGCTTGAAACCACTTCAGTAGGGTCGAATTCACGCGTGCGCCGATGGGTCGTCACGGATTCTGGACATTTTCAGCCCAGCGCAGATAACACCTACGATCTGGGCAGCGGATCGTCGCGCGTTCGGCAGATCTACTCCAACAACTCTGCTATCTCCACCTCCGACGCCGAACTGAAGACGTCGCCTCGAGACCTGAGCGCCGAAGAACTGGCGGCGTTCTCCGAGATCGGACGGCTCCCTATGCTGTGGCGCTGGCTGTCGAAGGCAGGCCGCGGCGCGGATGAGGGGCGGCTGCACGCAGGCCCTACCGTCCAGGCAGCCATCGCCGTGATGGAGAAGCACGGACTCGACTGGCGGCACTACGGTTGCTTCTGCCACGACAGCTGGCAGGCGGAGGATGCAACCCTCACCGAAGAGGGGGAGGTGGTCCGCCCCGCGCGGGACGCCGGCGAGATCTACGGCCTGAGAAAGGATGAACTCCTGTTTCTGGTCACCCGGGCGATCATCTCTGAACTGGATGAAATGAGGAACTCGGCATGATCACCGCCGATGCCCAGCAGCTCGAACCGGGCGGCCGCATCACCCTGTTCGAGCTGGACGCAAGCAGCTTCGGAGCTGACCAGCTGTTCTTTCACGCGCACCTGCAGTCGGGCGTGATCTGGTGGCAGGGCCAGGAGTACGGGCCTTGGCCGATCGAGGCGACCGGCTTTTCCCGGACCAGCGATCAGCCACCGAACCCGCGACTGAAGGTCAGCAACATCGACGGCCGTATTACGGCCCTGTGCCTGCTGTTCGATGACCTGGTGGGCGCGCGCGTGATTCGCCGGCAGACGCTGGCCAAATACCTCGATGCGGCGAACTTCCCCGAGGGGAACCCTACTGCCGACCCGGGTGAGCACTTCCAGGACGAGATCTGGTTCATCGAGCGCAAGGTTTCCGAAACTAAGGAAACGGTCGAGTTCGAGCTGACCACAGCGATCGACCTCAACGGCGAGCAGCTTCCCGGCCGTCAGGTTATCGCCGGCGTCTGCGGCTGGCTGATCCGTGGCGGCTACCGCGGCCCCTACTGCGGCTACAACGGGCCGGCCGTGGCCGACGCCAACGACGTCCCGACCACCGACCCCGCGCGTGACCAGTGCGGCGGCAGGGTGAACAGCTGCAAGCTGCGCTTTGGAGCCGACAAGCCGCTGCCCTATGGTGGATTCCCAGCCGCCGGGCTGCTCCGCACGTAGTAGACTTTCGACGTCGATGGATAGTCCCGGCCTGGATCGGTGCAGCCGGGGGTCGTAGAGGACGCGCCTACACGCATGCCCATGGGTAAGGCCATGGGATTGGGCCAGCAAGGGTCGCGCCTTGCGGTGGTTCGAATCCACATCATCGACACTTCTTTCAAGGCCCGCCCAGCGCGGGCCTTTTCTATGGGCGACACCCATGCATCAGAGCACCCTGCAGGCCATCCAGGCACACGCCGTGGCCGAGTACCCACGTGAGTGCTGCGGCCTGATCGTGGCCGCCGGCAATGGCGAGGCCTACGTCCCCTGCCGGAACGTGGCCACCACGCCCAGCGAGCACTTCCGGTTGCCGGCGGAGGACTTTGCCGAAGCTGAGGACAAGGGCGAGGTGCTGGCCGTCGTGCACAGCCACCCGAACGCCCCGGCGACGGCGTCGGATGCCGACCGTGTCATGTGCGAGGCCAGCGGCCTGCCATGGCACATCGTCAGCGTTGGCCAGGTCACCGGTGCCGACCCTGAGTGCGGCGACCTGCAGACCATCGAGCCGTGCGGCTACGAGGCGCCGCTGGTGGGCCGGCAGTTCGCCCACGGCCAGCTGGACTGCTACAGCCTGGTGCGCGACTTCTACTCGCGCGAGCTTGGCATACAGCTCAGCCAGTACGAGCGGGAGGACGACTGGTGGGAGAAGGGTCAGGACCTTTACAGCCTGGATCGGCTGCGCGCCGAGGGATTTGAACTGATCGAGGGCCCGCCGAAGCGCGGCGACATGGTGCTGATGCAGATCCGTTCGCCCGTCCCGAACCACGCCGGTGTCTACCTCGGCGACGGCCAGCTGCTCCACCACATGCACGGCCGCCTGTCGGAGGTCATCACCTACGGTGGCATGTGGGCCGAGCGTACCCGCTACATCGTTCGCCACAAGGAGGCTGCCCGTGTCTGAGCGCCTGCGCAACATCCGCCTGTACGGACAGTTGGGCAGCCGCTTCGGCCGCTCCTTCCGTCTGGCTGTGAACAGCCCTGCCGAGGCTGTGCGCGCGCTGTGCGCGATCCTCCCGGGCTTCCAGCAGTACCTGGCCCGCGCGAAGGAGAACGGCATGGCCTTCGCCGTCTTCGTGGGAAAGCAGAACCTGACGAAAGAGCAGCTGCAGGACCCGCCCGGGAAGGAAGACATCCGCATCGCACCGGTACTGCTCGGCAGCAAGCGCGGGGGCATCCTGAACATCATCATGGGTGTCGTGCTGATTGTGATTGGTGCCTACACGGGCCAAGCAAACTTGATCTATTCAGGCGCAGTGATGGCTATTGGCGGGGTTGTTCAGATGCTCGGGCCCCAGCCCAAGGGGCTCGGGTCACAGGACAGCGTCGAGAACCGACCGAGCTACAGCATGAACGGCACCGTCAACACCCAGGCGCAGGGCAACCCCGCTCCTGTGGCATACGGTGGCCACGACTCCAAGGGAATGCTGGTGGGATCGGCCGTGATCAGCGGCGGCATCATGGCGGAGGACCAGCTTTGAACCTGCCAGTCGCAACTCCAATCGCACGCGGGCTGCAGCTGGCCGGCGCCGGCGGCAAGAGCGGCAGCAACGGCCGCACGCCGGTGGAGACCCCGGACAGCCTTCACTCGATGGCCGTGGCCAGGATCATCGACCTTGTCAGCGAGGGCGAGATCCGAGGTTTGGTGGCCGGCAACCAGTCGATCTACCTGAACCAGGTTCCCATTCAGAACCCGGACGGCGGGTGGAACTTCGCTGGCGTCACCGTCGACACCCGATCGGGTACGCAGGACCAGGAGTATATCCCAGGGTTCCCGTCGGTCGAAAACGAAATCTCAGTGAATGTGGAGCTGCGCAGCGACCAGCCGGTCGTGCGCACTGTCAGCGGTTCGGACCTGTCGGCCGTGCGCATCCGGCTGGCCGTCCCCGCCCTGCAGAAGGTGGATGAGGAAAACGGCGACCGGAACGGCTACTCGATCAGCTACGCGGTGGACGTGTCGGTCGACGGTGGCGCCTACACCACCGTGCTCAATGATGCGATCACAGGCAAGACCACGACGCAGTATGAGCGCAGCCGTCGAGTTGACTTGCCGGCTGGCTCGCAGTGGCAGGTTCGCATTCGCAGGCTGACCCCGAACCAGAACAACTCGCTGATCTCGGACACGGTGAACGTTCTTTCGATGACCGAAATCATCGATGTGAAGCTGCGCTACCCGAACAGTGCGCTGTGCGCGGTCCAGGTCGACGCGAGTCAGTTCCAGAACATCCCGTCGCGATCCTACCGGGTGTGGGGGCGGATCATCCGCGTGCCCAGCAACTACGATCCCATTGGCCGAACCTACACCGGCGTGTGGGACGGCACCTTCAAGTCGGCTTGGACGAACAACCCGGCCTGGGTGTTCTTCGACATCGTCACAAATGATCGATTCGGCCTGGGCAACCGCATCCCGCTGGACTGGGTGGATAAGTGGCGGCTGTACCAGATCGCCCAGTACTGCGATCAGCTTGTGAGCGATGGCATGGGCGGCCAGGAGCCGCGGTTCACCTGCAGCTTGTACCTGCAAAGCAGAGCGGACGCATACAAGGTGCTGCAGGACATAGCCGGCATGTTCCGTGGCATCAGCTTCTATGCCGCTGGCCAGATCATGGCGTCTGCCGACATGCCGAAGGACCCAGGCCCGACCTATAGCCAGGCCAACGTCATCGATGGTCGGTTCCACTATGAAGGCAGCGGCCGGAGAACGCGGCACACCGTCGCGCTGGTGTCGTGGACCGATCCGGACGACTTCGGCCGGCAGAAGGTGGAGGTCGTTCAGCACCTCGACGCCATCGCGCGCTACGGCGTCAACCAGACCGAAGTCACGGCGATCGGCTGCCATTCGCGTGCGCAGGCGCAGCGGGTGGGCAACCACATCCTGTACACGGAGAGCCTGGAGACCGAGACGGTCAGCTTCGCGGTGGGCTTGGATGCCCTCAACTGCATGCCGGGCGACGTCATCCAGGTGGCGGACCCGAACCGGGCAGGGCGCCGCAACGCCGGCCGTATCCGTGCTGCAGGCGCCAGCAGTCTCACCTTGGACCTGGTGCCAGAGACGATGGCGGTGGGCGACACCTTGCGAGCCACGCTCCCCAATGGGCGCACGGAAGGCCGGACCATCAACGGGATCGATGCCGCCACGGGAGTGGTCACGGTCTCGGCGCCGTGGTCGGCGGTCCCGGTGCCGCAGTCTGTCTGGGCCACCGAATCCAGCGACCTGGTGCTGCAGCTGTTCCGCGTGATTGCCGTCACTGAAGGCGAGGAACTGACCTACAACATCACCGCGCTGAAGCACGTCCCGGGCAAGTACGCCGCGATCGACGACGGCACCCGACTGGAACTGCCGCCCATCAGCGTCATCCCCCCCAGCGTGCAGCCGCCGCCGACCAATGTGTCCCTGTCTTCGCACGTGGTGATCGAGCAGGGCATCGCCACTCCGACGCTGACCATCCAATGGGAGCCAGCCGATAAGGCCATCGCTTACGACGTCGAGTGGCGCCGCGACGACCTCAACTGGGTGCGCGCTGGGCGGGTGGCCACCAGCAGCATCGAGGTGACCGGGATCTATGCGGGCAAGTATCTGGCTCGGGTGCGTGCGGTGAATGCACTCAATGCCGTGTCGCAGCCGGCCCTCAGCGCCCTCACCGACATTCAGGGCAAGACGGAGCCGCCGCCGGCGTTGACCTCGCTGACGGCCGCGTCGGTGGTGTTCGGCATCCAGCTGGCCTGGGCGTTCCCGCCCGGGGCAACGGACACCGAACGCACCGAGATCTGGCACAGCGCGGGACCGAACCTGGAAAGCGCGACTAAGCTGGGCGATTTCGCCTATCCCCAGAACCGGCACCGGCTCGATGGCCTGTCCGCTGGCGCGAAGTTCTACTTCTGGGGCCGACTGGTGGATCGCAGCGGCAACATCGGGCCGTGGTATCCGGCCGGTGCAGGCGTGGTTGGCGAGTCGAGCACCGACGTGACCGAGTACGACGCGTATTTCTCCGGCCTCATCAACAAGAGCGCGCTGGGGCAGGAGCTACTGTCGGAAATCGAGAGCATCAGCAGCATCGTCCCGTTGATCTGGGTCGCAGATGCCACGTATGAGGCAGGCCAGACGGTGGTGCACAACGGCAAGATCTGGTTGTGGACCGACGCCGAAGCCGGCAATGAGGAACCGCCGGGCACGAAGTGGAAGAGCGTAGGCGATGCTGTGGCCGAGGCCGGTGCGCTGGCCGGGCGAATCGACCAGCTGGAGCTGGACGTTACGGAGATCGACGGCAAGGTCACCGCAGTGGGCAGCCGGGTGGACGGCTTGGTCGCGCAGTACAGCGCCGAGCATGCCGGCGATGAGGACTGGAACGCAGGCGATGAGTACTCGTTTGCCGGCACGATCACCACGCTGACGGTCATCGCCAGCGGTGACTATGCGCTGGGCCGGCGGGTGGACAACACCGAAGCCTCGGTGGGCGAAACCCAGGCTATGGTGCAGGCGACCTCCCAAGCCATTGTTGATGTGGACGGGCGGATTAGTGCCACCTACACACTTCGGGCGCAGGTCACTGCTGATGGGCGCATCTACGCCGCCGGTATGGGGCTGGGTGTCGAGCAGCAGCCGGACGGTAGCTACCAGAGCCAGGTTCTCTTCGACGTTGGTCGTTTCGGGGTGATCAACCTTGTGAACGGGAATGTCACGTCTCCGTTCGTGATCCAGGGCGGCCAGACCTTCATCAGCCAGGCACTGATCGGAACGGCGTGGATCAACACGGCCAACATCGCTGATGCGGCGATCACTAACGCAAAGATTGGTGGCGTCATCCAGTCAGACAACTATGTTCCAGGGCAAACCGGTTGGCGAATCAGCAAGGACGGTGGTTTCGAACTGAACGGGAACACGCCAGATGGCTACAAGTTGCGCGTAGTCAATCAAGGCGTCTACGTCTATCACCCGAACGGAGTTCCAGCTGTTGAAGTGGGGGTGTTGCTGTGACCCTAGTCGGGCTCCGCATACGACGAGCTGATGGCTACGTGGAGACCACGGTCACCACCAAGCTGTCCAAGATGATCGGGTCGTACAGATTCCCGCTATACAACCCGGTCAACTCCAACAATAAATGGGTGGCCCCGCCCGAGGCGAATGGCGGGCTCGTCGTCAACGATTTCTCCGGCGGCGAGCCCTTCTACTACTTCACCTGCGAGGGGCAGCGATCGGTGTACGGGATGCTGGCTCCCTCCGTCACCGTGTCAGGCAACAGCATCAACTGGTCCTGGGATCCTGACGTGGTGAACTATCACGTCAGGATGGAGATGTTCTTGAGCCAGTCGATCACCAACACCGTGGGCGGCATCACCCTTCACTACGGGATCTACAGCTGATGGCCGTCGGACTTCGCGTGCGCAACCAAGGAACCGGGCAGATCCAGATCGGTACTGGCTATCGAAACCTGCAGTTGGCTAAGTCGGGAACCCTGGACACTGGTTCCTTTCAGGGAAGCTCCACCGGTGGATCCCCCCCGTTCGCCTCTTCGTCTCCCTATGGGTTGCTGGCGAGCACTGCCGGAACAACCAACCTGCACGTGGTGAGGTACATCAACGACAGCGTCGCGTTCATCACTGGGTTTTCCATTGTCCAGTCGGGTTTGAGCTGTTACGTGTTTGCAGCGAATAATGCTCCGAACAAGACGTTGGAGTACTACACGTTCGACGCTACCGAGCGGGCCGCTTCAGGGCCCGTGGGGCTGCGCATGCGCGGGGAGGACGGGTCAGTCTTCTATGACTCGAGGCGGAAGGGGGTGCGCGTGCTGCAGGTTGTGCCGCTCCCGCCGCCGCCGTTCAACACGCCGTTCGTTGAGGTCGGCCAGTTCTTCCCTGGCACCAAGATTGGCATCGCCATCCCATCTCCCAGGTTCTACTACGCGTCGGTGTCCCAAGACCGCTGTACCGCCTACGCCGATGCTTTCCACATGACCAGTGACAATAGAATCTTCATGTCGAAGTATGAGACGTTCTCGCAAATTCTCATCACCAACACCTTCCCGGTCGGCGGCGTGACTATGGGCCCTCAGAACGCCACGATCTTCATCGTGGACCTGACCGAGGTGCCGCTGGGGTTTGGGTGAGGTGGGCCTAGAACCGCCTATGCCGTGCGTGCTCGCGCATGGCCCACCGTCTAGTAAGCAATTGTGTACTTTGCGGCGGCTACAGCTTGGAATCGATCGGAAATCTCATGAATGGGTGGCACTGGCACTGTTCTTTGGCAGCTGCTCATTAGCTGCAACTCCCGGTGCACTTGACCTAATCCTGTCCCTGGTCCGTCGCAACCTCACGTCGACGAGCTGAATGGTGATCACGCTTATCGTGACTGAGACTGGTATCGCCCAGAGAGCAATGGACCATCCGCGGATTGCATCCGGCTGGCCCAAGGCGAGCCACACTAGGTAGCCAGACGGGTAGTGAATCAGAAATACGGGATAGGACAGGTCGCCTAGCCAACGATCGACGTAACCAAGGAAACCGCTCGCCCTGGTCCCATGGAACATCAGAGATACAGCTGCCGCCACCGCGATAATCGCGTAGTAGTAGGGGTTGGTTGTTGCAGTGCCGTCATACAGGCTTGCTTTCCACACGGCTCCGAATGCACCGATCGCCACTGCCAGAAGCAGTGGCTGAACTGCTGTTTTCGTCATCCAAGCCGGCCTATGCTTCACTACAATCGCACTCGCCCTATATGCGAGAGATCCGGTACAGAAAGCCAACATTGCAGCTGACACGGGAGAGTAACGCGTCGCGGGTTCCATGCCGCTGAGAAGGCTGTAGGCATGGTATGCAGCAGATGCTAGAAGGGTCGCAAGAGTCCACCGCCAACTGCGAGCGGCAAAAGCCCAGAGTAGAAAGTAGCAGCAGATTTCGACCGCGATTGACCATGTAGATGGGATCAGCCGGAACTTGTAGTCCCCAGGTTGATCGGGGAAGAACGTCCAAGGCCAGATGAGAATGTTGCCAATCACATCCGTGGTGCGGTCAGCCCACACCCAGCATGCGTGGAATTCATCCATCCTCGGCAGGATGAACCACATGGCCAGGGTCAGCAGCGCAAGGGCGTAGTACGACGGGTAGAGTCGAAGGAACCGATTGAGCGCGAACGATTTAAACTCGAACTTATAGGTCTTCGTTAGGATCATGGTCACCAAGTAGCCGCTGATCACGTAGAAGCACTCGACGGCGAACTGCCCGAGATTCGGGATCTGCGCAGTCAGGTGGAAAAGGACCACGCAGATGGCCAAGAAAAAGCGGAAGCTGCCGAGCATGAGTCGCTCACGGACTGTTGTTGGCCCCAAGTATCGGTCGAACCACCGCTATCTGCCAATTATCCGACCTGCTGCAGCAGGTCCTCGGTGTTGTTCCGGGGCGTGTTCACCGCGCGGCTGACGCGGTAGGCCTCCATCGCCGGCGGCTCGCTGGCCAGCAGCATGGCCATCGCGTCGTCGGGGCTGGCAGCCATCCACTCATCGATCTGGCCGGCCTGCAGCCACACCGGCATGCGGTCGTGGATGTCGGCCGAGACGCCGCTGCTGTCGCCGGTGATGATGGTGAAGGTGCCAAGGTTGCCCTCGGCCAGCAGCGGCTGGTGTCCTCCCACAGGCCAGCGGCCAGCAGTGGCCCGGTGGCGTGGATGAACCACGGATCTTTCTTGCCGTCCTCGGGGCTAACCGACCACTCGTAGTAGCCCGCCATGGGGATCACGCAGCGGCGCTTCTTGAACGCCGACCGGAACGCCGGCTTGGTGGCCACCGTCTCGATCCGGGCGTTGATGGTTGAGCCCTGCAGGCCCTTGGCCTTGGCCCAGAAGGGCAGCAAGCCCCACGCCAAGCGGGTGACTTGCCGGCCTTCGCCGCGGTCCAGGATCACTGAGGCGCGCTGCGTCGGCGCCAGGTTGTAGCTGGGCTGGATCTCGGCCAGGCCGGGGGCAAGGTCAGCCAGCCCCGGCTGGCCGAAGTCGATCACGGGGAGCTGGACGAATCGGCCGCACATGGTCGCAGGGTAGTCCGGCCGGCCGTGGCGCAAATGTGTAGAGTGGAGCTATTCAGACCGTTATGCGGGCATAACGTATTGATAACGCTAAAGAAAGTGCAAAAAAAAGATGTTGACCAATTGAGCGCGCGCTGCCTATTGTCAGACCTCTCGAACGAATGAGGTGGTCCATGAACGTCCATACCTACGCAGCCCGCAGCCGAACCGAGATAGACGACCGGCTTGCCGACGCACAGGCCGAGGCAAAGACACAGTTCGATATCGAACAGTGGGCGCTTCGGTCAATTCCGGATCCTGAGTTGCGCCGTTACTGCATGGAAAGAGCGGAGCAGCTACTCGCGAAATAGTCCAGCTGGCCAAATGGTTCAGCCAAGTGGGCACCGCGTTCGCAGGATCTGCGACGGCGGGTCGTATTCTTCCGGCCATGTATTCCTCCCACGGCTTCCGCACCGCCCCGATCCCCTCTGGCTGGGTCCAGACTGGGGAGCGCTGGGCGCTCTGGTACAACGGGCGCGAGACGGCCAGCGTTACCCCTGATGACGGTCCTGGGGTACGTCTGTGGATGGAAGGCTGCAAGTTCTGGGACGTGAAGGAGGTCCGCGCCGCCAACGTCCGACAGGCGAAGCGCTACGCCGAGCGCTGGTGCGCAGCACGGCTGTATCCCGAGCTGCCGCTGCGTGAGGCCGTCGCCCGGCTGACCGACAGCACACCGATCCAGTTGCCTCCGCCACTGCCTGGTCTGCCGCCGACGCGCGAGCAGCAGCAACAGGCTCGGCGCTTGGCTGAGGCCGGAGCGAAGGAGATCGAGCGGATCAAGGCAGCCCTGGAGCCGCGCAAACCGGCAGCAGAAACCAAGCCCCGAGCGAGGGACGTCCGCAGCAAGGCGCGGTTGAGGGCAGGGCTGGAGCAGTTGCGGCGCGGGGTGTAGCGAGAGAAGAGAGATAAGAAAAAGGGCGGAGCCGGAAGATTCACGACTCCATTACGCCATCTTCTTGGAAACCCTTATGCCACAAGGGTCTTTGGTGCCGGTGAAAGGACTCGAACCTTCATGGGGTCACCCCCGGCTGATTTTGAGTCAGCTGCGTATACCATTCCGCCACACCGGCAGGCAGCGGGTGATTTTACCCGAGGTCGAGCGCACTTTCATAGAGGCTGCCCGGCGCGGGACGATTGCGGCCGAATCTGCCGGCATTGCCCCCGTGATCGCTATACTGCGCCGGCGTGATATGCACAGGAGCGGGAATCGATGGCG